AAATACTATAATGCTAATAATCAAGAATGTAAGCCAATCTAAATTAAATGACTTTCCTTTCGCAACAACTTCTTTACCTTTATCCTTCACGTAAATATTTCTATATTCTACCTTTTTCTCGTAAATTTTAATAGGAACGGCCTTTTCTTTCTCTATCGACTTGATGTAGTATCTGCCACCCTTGTACAAAATAGAAACTTTACCACCAGAATTTGTTGATAAGTTAATAGTTGTATCTTTAAGCGGTTGAGTGAAAGAATAGATAATTGTGTCTGATTTGATAGTGATGATGGTATCGACTATTCGCTCAGTAACTACCTTAGTTTTGTCTATAAAGACGCTATCAGTCTTGGTTACTATTCGGGTCTTGAAGATCCCACAAGCAGAGCAAAACAACCACAATAACAAGAATAGCCATTTACTTACTTTCATCTTTTGCAGCAATTAATCCTAAACCTGTAGCAATAGCAACACCAGCATCTGTCCAGCTTGCTTTACCTAAGAAAACACTAACGGCAGCACCTATCATAAGACCCCAACCGAATAGACTTGTTTTCCAGCTCTTACCTAATATCTTTTTCATTTGCCCTGTCCCCTATATTTCTTTTTGTAATTCTTGCTCGTTTTTAAGGTTGTATCGCTTTTCTTATGGCGATTAGGTCTCTTGACCTTTGGTTTTTTCTTGAATAACTTAATATCCGATACTTTTGCTTTAGCCATTTTGTTTTACTATTTCTATCTCATGTACTCCTTTTGCCAGCATGGCGGTTAACTGCTTTTCTGTAGATCCAAATATCCAATTCATAACTCCTCTAACTGTCGGATGAACCTTATTTACGTTTCTTTGACGTGCAACAAGCGGGCAGCCTTCTGTATTATGGTGAGTATTGCCTGCATGCAGTCGTACGCCTTCAAAACCCGGTACGTCGTGAATTAATGGCATAGGACGCTTAAAGCGATTACTCATTGTCACTGATACTTTATATTTACCGTATGGTATAGCTGTTTGTGCCTTTACTTTGCGGTTTAGAATATCTGTTAGCGCATGGGATGATCGTAGACCTCTGTCCTTATCCTCTAGCGTAAAACAAAAAAACTTTCCGTCGATGTATAGGCTACCTAATGTTTCCGTTGGAGTAAAATGCTCCCTAACCAATTTAAGTTTCATTTAGTCATCAAGTCTTTAATAAAATTCAATATACCCAAGCCAACAAGAGTTACAAGCGCATAGAAATACGATTTATACTTTTTCAGGTCTGTCTCTAGGGCCTCTACGGTCTTCTTAGTGATGTTATAATCTTCTACTAACCCACGTTGATCAGGAAACGAAGCGTTACCGGCTAGGAGCGTATGAACGTCCTTAATCATTTCTTTTAATTCTGTAAGCTCCTCTTTGATGGTTTCTATTTCTTGAGCCATAACGTCTAATCTATTCTTTTCGTGGGTTGTCATTTTATGATAGAACTGTAGTTGTTAACACTGTTTTACCTGAGTCATCTGTATAGTTAATTGAGTATAATGTTGCATCGAAAGTTGAGTTCTTTAAGCTGATATTGTAATCTAGCATGATGTAGTTTTTGCTAGACTGGTTTAATATAGCATAGGAGAACTTCTGCCCTATTGTAAAGATTGGATTAGACTTGAACTGGCCCTGAATCCTAGTAGCCAATAATCCATTGTTTTTTAGTACGTAGCGGCCTAGTGTAGTCAAGCTGTTCTTTAAATTTGTGTAATCAATAAGATTGTAGTCCAAGTCATCAAAATTGTAAGTTATTCCAGATGCTGGATTTCCATAAACATCTAATACATGATTACCAAAATACGAAGTGGGCAAGAATGGAGTTACTCTAGCTGGATTGGCCGTAGATGGTAATGAAGCTAAATTGTACTGTGTTCCGTCAAAATTAAATACACCACTTTTATTGGTTATATCGTTATCGGCAGCTGCAACGCCCTGATAGTATATTGTAAACTTCTGGTTTTTAGGCAAGATTGAGTCCGAGTGGCCCTTAAATGTCTGCATATTTAAATACTGAACATAAAGAGCGTATTCATCAAGCGCCTGAGATATTCCAGCCTGTGTCCTATAAGGAGCATACATACGAACCCTGATCTTTCCTGAGCTAGGTATATCTAATGATGCTCTTAGGAAATAAGATAATCTATCTGAGTCTCCATCAAAGTTTGTGGTTAATGTTGGCTCTATAAGGTAATTAGTTACACTTGGCGTAGCTGCTGTTAAATCAGTACCGACGTAAACAAATTTGCCGTTAGTTTTATTATAAAAGAATGTAGCTTCTACACCATTCTCGTCAGTTGCGGTGAGTGATATAGCTAATCTTGTGGTTGGTCTATAGTTTGTTACGTTAGGTGCAGCTTTTAATCTACCATCTGTAAGAGCAGAAAACCCTATAGCAACATAATCACTCGGATTTACGTCTAGCGGCTGAGATTGTAGATAGTCAGTATAAGTAAGTGTATCTCTAACTTTAAATCTAGTCTCGAATTTAAAATTAGTAGGAGTAGCTGTATTTACAGATGAATACGGATAAAATGGTCTGATGAATGGATAAATAGAAATAGTTCCAGCCGGAGAAAGCTCTTGATATTGATACTGATACTCTTTTAATGTGCTATCGTACCATCTAGCAATAGAATAAGTCCAAGTATTTCTAAATATACCACCACCCTGAGCTACAGTCGTGAACTTAAGAAATACAGGCGCATTAAACAGATAATTGGGTAGATTTACGTTAGTGCTATTATTATTATCGTATACGAAGTTTCTCTTAGGTAATGTAAAATAAACAAGTTGAGATCTAGATACGTTTTTAAAATCGCTAGAATTAACTGCTACTACTGTATCTGTTTCTGTTACGTCGCTTAGTTGAGTATATGATACGGTATCGTCAAATTCATTAAACGAAGTTATTTCATATCTAGAAACAGTTCTTGAGTTGCTATTAAACCAGTCATTATAAGATACAATATAAAATACATTATTCTTGAAGAAACAAACAAGTTCGTACTGGCTACAAATACCAGATAGCACATCGTACATGTTTTCGTATCTACCAATTTCTGCTAGGAAAGCGTTTTTCTGTACGTATATTGAATTTAATCCAAGTGGATAAGACTCAGTTCCAGATTCTTTAGTGTATACGTTTGTAAGGTCTAAATTAAAGTCTATATTGGTAAACAGTGTGGTTTTACCAAAGTAACATGCTTTTAGGAATATCTCCAATAATGTAACAGTATCGTTAGTATTGAATTTTACCTTTTTATCAGAATCCGCATCAACAAAATCGTAAAAGCGTTTGGCTTTAAGTAACGCAAAATCAGAAAATTGTAGGCTAATGTTGATTGGATATATTTCAGATAAGCTAAAATCGGTACTGTTTAGGTAGTAACCCTGCCATTTAATGTCATAAGATGCACCATTCTTGACCTTTATCTCAAGCAACATTGAATCTGGATCAGAGCCTATAAAGTCTAAGATGTCAAAAGTATCAGTTTCCTTTAGCTGTACGTTTACAGTCGCTAAGGTTGATATAATTGGTCTATAGGATGATTCACCGTCCCTATCGGTTTGTATGGTAACAGGGTCATTAGATCCATTTATCTCATAAACCGTCCCACTGTATGCCTTCTTGTAAATTGTAGCTATGTACTGACCAGTTGTGTTTTGATAAACATCAGAAAAGGTTAATGTGTACTTAGCTCCGTACCCTGTATATGCCATTAATAGTAATTATTTCTTGCGTTAGAAGATCTATTCATTAAGATAACTAAATCGTTACCACTAACTCTTGATTCTAGTACTGGTTGTGCATTAGCAGCCATTGCAGCTGAGTTGTTCATTGAGGTACTAGCAGAGGTATTTAATCCACCGAATGCAAATCCAGATGGAGGAGCGGCAGCTGAAGTAGATCCTGATCCACCACCAGCGATATTTCTAGCTCCAGCTCTTGCAGCGCCAGCCACGGCAATCAATGCTGCACCGGCAAGTATAGCTCCTATACCCTTTAAGCTTTTTAACGCTACGTTTATAGATTCTATCGCCTTACCAATGCCAATCGTTAATATACCTGTCTTTATTGCAGTAGCAGCTAAACCCTCTAATACAGTAGATACCGCACCCAAGAATCCAGCAGCTGCACCCTTTGCCACATTTGTTCCGTTTGCAATAGCATCACCCATGCCGTAGAACATGTCGCCTATAGATTGCGCTAGTCCAGAATATAATATTTGCTCATAACTAGCTCTTAGCTGATCTAGTTCTTGTGCAGCTTTCTCTGATTTGATAGAGTTGTCAAATGCTACCCCTAGTTTCTCTAATTCTATTCTAAGAAGCGCTATAACGGTTTTTAAGCCAGTGAATTGAGCTAATGCAGGGTTTTCCTTGCCAAAGGCCTCAAACTGTCTTATAGCGTCGCTAATGGCTTCAATCTCTTGCTTTATTTTTTGAGATCCTCTAAGATCAAATGACTCAGCAATGTCAATTCTTCTAGACTCTAAACTTTCAGCAACCTTATCTAATGCAGTTAATGCCTCCTCCTGCTCCTTTATAGCTTTTGCGTTTGCCTCTAGTTTTTCATATTGATTAGATAGAGACTCTAGCTCGCCTACAACCTTTTTGAATACAGGGGATGCTTGATTTACGTTAGCGTCAACTAAAGCCTTTAATGCAGTCCTATAAGCATTTATCTTCTCTCTTATCTTGTCAAGAGCGCTTAATGAGGGATCCGCGTTAATTGCAGCCAAAGACTCCTTTAAAGTTTGGGCTATTGAGTCCTTACCTCCTTTGTCTTTACCGCCTAGCAGTAGCTTAGTTATTTTGTTTTGAACCTCATCGGATCTTTTACCTAATCCAGCAAGCTCATCATCTAGCGTTTTTAATTGTGCGGATTTAGCTAACTTGCCAGCTTCTACACCAGCCTTGCCAAAGTTTTGAAATATTGATCCTGCGCTACTTGCTATGAAGTTAATTGTGCTACCAAATAGGTTAGATAACTTTAAAGCATTTTGTAGCGGTTTAGAAAAATCAAATGACCCAATGGCCTGTTTAGTCTGGTAGCTTATGTTTTCCCAGAAAGATACAAGCTCTTGAGGAGGTTTACTTCTTATCGCAATAGCCTTTGAGTATCTTAATTGAGCCTCAGAAGCAATAGCAGCAGCCTCAGCCTCTAATAACATCAACTGAGTTATCTTTGTGCTAGTCTCAATCGTTTTCTTGCTATTGATATTGTTTATAGATAAAGTGTCTCCGTACTCTTTGTACTTAGCATTTAACCTATCTATAGCATCCTGTCTTTGTGATAAACTAAGTGACTCATCCCTAGCAACTTTAAGCAGAGAGTTCATCTCCATAGAAGAAGCTAATGCCTGTCCCTTGGCCTCACTTAAAGCGTCAGAGTATTTCTTTACCGCTTGAGATGAATAAGCCCAAATAGTAAGACCTGCAGTAAGTAATGATCCAATAAGGGATAAAGCACCGGCAAATGGTTGTAAGGCTTTTATCGATAAAGATAATTGGTCAATAAGGATTGGAATGTTGTTCGATATAGCGAGAATACCTAAACTAAAGCTTTGAGAAAAGAAACCTGCATCTCGGATAACCTGACCAAAGGCAAATGCAACCATTCGACCTCTGTTTGTATTCTGCTCCATGTTCTTCATAGAACTAGAAACACCATCAGTACTTTGCTGTAGCTTTTGTAGAGTAGCCTGCGCTTCCTTGATGCTAGCTTGAAGTTTACTTATATCTGCGGATATATCGACCTTAAAATTACTATCCATTATTATCTAGCTTTTTTACAACCTCTTGAAAGGCCTCTTTTGTTAGTGGTTCCTGCTTAGGCTTTTTGGGTTTGCCTAGTTTGTCTGTCCATAGCGGGTGTATCTCTTGTGGCTTCTTTTGATCATGCTTCTTTGCAACATTAGCGTTGTGAATCATAGATACCACAGTCCTTGTATGCTCCCACTCTTGTGTTTTTCTTTTAATCTGGCCGTAAGCGTACCTGTTATAGTTTGCCCACGTCATATCGAAGAATTGGTCGGGAAGAAGCCCCACTTCACATATAGCAAAGTCTAAGACCTCTTCCCAGCCTATTTTTTTGGCGAATTACCGCCTTTAGAATTAGAACCCATGGCTTCTTGGATCTCTACTACGCCTTGAGTAGCTCTAACAGAATCCTCGAATACCTTAGTAATATCGGTAATTTGGCTTATAGGCATCTCATCTACCCAAGTAACAACATCCTCGTAGGTAAAATCTTCTACCTCTTTTTTGATAAAGCAGTTGTTCTTTAAACCACAGTAAACCAAATCAGCACATAGCTTAATAGGGTTTTCTTCGTTGAACTCTACTACTCCAGTTCCGTTGAGCTTTGAATACTCGATTAACGCGTAGTTACCGAATTTAACACCACGCTTCTTACCACCTAATTCTAATTGAATATAACCTGTCATAATTTTCTCCTTTTAATAGTAGTTGTGGCTACCGTCTAGGAGAGTTAATTAAACAGTTCCTCTTGTTAATGCTCCAGTACCTTGGAAAGATACGCTGAATCCCGAAGGGCTTTCCATATCAGCAGTCTGAGAGATAGAAGATACAAAAGCATTACCGCTCAATACCATATCACCAGCAGTTGAAGTAGAGAAAGTTACAGCTACAGCTTGTCTGTCTAAAAACATCTGAACCAACTCATCAGTTTCTACGCTACCAGAAGAAGCATAGTCGATAAGACCGTCAGAAGATAAAGTCCAGCTACGTACACCAGCAAAGAACTCAGCCCATCCAGCCGAATCTTTAGTAGTAGCATCAGGCAAATCTACACTCATCTCTAAAGAAGCAGTAGTAGCCTTCATAATAGGGTTACCAGCAATTTTGATAACCAAGTTTGTTCCGTTAATTAAAGCCATTGTTTTATTTTATTTTTTAAGTTAATATTAAGCGACTGATGTTGCGAAAATCTCTGTTCCCTGAAGGCTACCTGAATAGGTAACTACATCTTCCATAGGAGCGTCAATAGTCATACTAGATACATAAACATATCCGTTAAAGATCAATGATCCAGATAAGTTAGTAGTGAATTTAACTAAGAATTTGGTTTTGTTTTCGATAGCTGCTTCAATCCATGCAGGATCAATATAATCAGCGTAATCTACTAATCCTTCAAAGTCAAATGTAAATGATCTTGTACCCATGATAAATTCGCTCCAGCCAGCTGAATCGCGAGATGTTACGTCAATAGGGTTTGCTTCTAAGTTTAAGGTGAAGCTACGTGAGTGACCAAAAGCATAATTCGTGCCTCCGTCTACTGCGTATAATACTAAGTCTGTTCCGTTTACTAATGCCATTTTATAATTGTTCTACTATATTTCTAATTCTAATTACTTTTCTAACCTCATAAAATCCCTGATACTGAGTTTCTGTATAGGTCGTTGACTCCAAGCTATTTGTAATAACCTTAAAGTCAGGAGCTGCATCCGGAAGAGAACTGCGATTAATGAGTAGCTGCATAACCTGATTTGAGATATTGTCCGCATCAGACTTGCTATAGTTAGTACCATCTGTACCAGTAAATACTTGTACGGTTACTACGCAGTTGCTATTGAAGTTGCTCTTTGTAGACTCATCAACAACACTAATATTTGAAATCTGGATATAGGGATAGTTAGCAGTATCAATAACATTATCGTAAACAGCAACATAGTTACCGTTAATACTAACTGCATTATTTAGCTTAGTATAATAAGCCTTCCTTAAACTATATCCTACGTCTTTCATTAATTAGCGAATGGTGGAGGTAAAGTAGCGTCTACTGGATTCTTTTGTAGCTCGATTTGAGAAGCAAGACCAGCATCGATTGATTCAACATCTAAGTTAGCTTCTAACCAGCTTTCTACTTCTTCTTTGGTCAAATCTTCGTAGCTTACAAATTGCTCAGGAGTAGGCTCACTAACAGGGCAAGTACCGTACACTTCTGCACTATATTCGCCTTCAACTGCACTTCTTCTCCAGTGGATATTGTAAACCACATCCTTCATTGAACCTTCGCTAATTTTTACGTCCATAGCTGAGACGATCCATGAATATTCCATTATTTTAATTTTGCTTTTAATTCTTCAATTTGTGCTTGTTGCTCTTGAATGGCTTTTACTAGCATCGGTATTAAATCTTGTCTTATTGATTTGTATTTCTCATCTGAATCATTTTCTCCAACCTTAAATTCATCTATCAAGTCTGGGAATACTTCTTCAAATTCTTGAGCTATAAATCCTCTATCATTTTTAATACCCTTACCTGCTCCATCTTTCCAATCAAACACTCTAGGTTTAAGCATCATTATCTTAGATAGGGCATTATCAATATCTCTAACATTTTCCTTTAATCTAATATCTGATAAGCTGCTTATAGATGTATTTGTTGCAAATATAGTTCCAGCTCCTGATACATAAAATCTAAATGCACCATTTGTGGTGTCCCAAACATGATAAGAGTTTGCATTATTAGGTATAGAGCTAAATATGTTCCCATTTTCTGTAACGGTATTATAAATTTCTACACCTCTTGATGAAAGGGCTTTGGCTGACTTACCAATTAAAATATCTCCAGCACTGGTGATACGCATGCGCTCGTTTCCACTATTTGTTCTAAATATAAGTGGGAAAGTACTATTTGAGTCTACATAAAATTCATTGGCTGTGTTGAATAATTGACCAACAACAGTAGAGCCTTGCATAAATTGTAATACCGCACCATTTGTTGGATTAGATAATCCAAGTGTAGTATATCCAGAGAAACTGTTAGGTGAGGAAGTGCCGATACCAACGTTACCAGCTGATGTTATACGCATTATTTCTGGCACAGAAGTCCTAACCGAGTTAATACCAGTACCGAAACTTATGCCACCATTATTGCTATTGCCATTGAACTGAATATAACCCATGTAACTTGAGTCAATCCTTTCCTGTATTCTAAACCCTGATGTTGTCCAATCAGATCCAGCCGAAGTTCTAAGTGATCCAAGCTCTACATATTCTCCGTTACCTACAAATGATTCTATTATCTGTGAGCCTAAATAATTGCCAGATGAATTACCTAAGTTACCACCGTTAACATGAAGTTTAGCAGAAGGAGTTACACCAATACCCACATTACCAGAGTTACCATTAAGGTATAATAATTGTCTATCGTAAGTTCCAGTGCTTGGCAGTCCAGAAGTAGAAAACGTTCCACTCATACCAACAATAGACATCCCTGCAAATCCAGTATCGCTAGTTACAGAAGTTCTAATTCCTCTACTAACACCCGGGCCAACAGCAACAGACATGTAAGTATTAGCTCCATTTGCCTCAAATCCGTCACCAGCTCCACCAGAGAATATAGATCCGTTTGCATGGAGAATAGATTTAGGTGAGGTAGTTCCGATACCAAGGTTGCCACCAGATGTTAATGTCATTCTAGGAGTAGAGTTGTAATAAGGCTGTCTGAAATAGAAGTTACTATCACCTCCACTTACACCTATACTCCATCTATCTGCAACCGAATCCTCTGTAAATGAAATATAGCCATTCTTTCCAGCATTTGGCCTTAACTGAAGATCAACACCATCTGTAAGTACTTGTTTAAGTAGTATTGAACCATTTGCAAATATAACATCGGTCTGGCCTTGCAGATAAGTTCCACCTACTACATGGAATGTAGTTCCGGGGTTTGTTGTATTTACACCAACTCTACCTGTTGCAGTAACACGTACCTTTTCGCTGCCTCCAGCGTTTAATCTTATGATGCCCGGTGTTTGAATTAACGCCCCAGCTACATTATCTTCGGGTGTGATGATTCTAGTTTGATCTCCAGACCAAGCTAATCCAGATCCAGCAGATACAGTAATATTTCCACCTGATACATTTAAAAGACTAGCTGGGCTTGAAGTACCAATTCCAATCTGAGTTCCATTGTCAAATATCGCACTATTACCTACTGTTGTTGAGCCTGTCCATCTAGCTAAATATCCAGAAGTACCAGTTCCCGTTACAGGGTTGGTTAATAACGGTTGACCGCCTAATCCAGCTAAAGTATAAGTAGGAATATTTAAGGTAGCTCCAACAAGTGTTGCTGAACCGCTATTCCCAGTAGTAGTTAGTGTTAAAGCGTTTTGCTTGTTATTGAAAGTACTCCAGTCAGTAGAAGATAAAGCTCCTCTATTAGTAGCACTTGCAGTAGGAATATTTAAAGTGATGTTACCGCTTGAAGTGATAGGGCTATTAGCAACCGATAAGTCAGTCCCAGTAGTTCCTAACTCTAAACCAACACTTGTTACCGTTCCTACATTCCAACTTCTATTTGCGGTTAAGTCAAAAGCAGTACCGTTGATAGATAAAGTTCTTGCATTGGTTACAGGAGTATATCCTAAGCCAGTAGTAACATCTGAGCTAGTTAAAGCTAAAGTACCACCTAAAGTTAAATTTCCTGAACCTGTAACACTACCACTTAAACTCAAACCACTAACAGTTCCAGTTCCACTTACGCTAGTAACAGTACCTACACTCCAGCTTCTATTAGCCGATAAGTCGTATTCTGTTCCGTTGATGGTAAGTGTACGAGTATTATCTACCTTAGCATTTAAGGCGCTCTGTAAATCTGTCTGATTTGACAATGTTCCTGTAATAGAACCCCAAACCGCATTTGGTTCAGAAATCTTCACATAAACGCTACCAGACCATCGATAAACAAAATTGGTATCTAAGGTGATATAAATCTTTCCGGTCTCTCCAGTGGCAGGTAATGCAGCGAAATTAGCAACTTCAACCACGTCATCTACATAGCTTGGTAATTGAGTAGAAGGAACTTTACCAGCACCATCTAAACTTGCATATCCATTAATTGCTCCTTTGTTTGCTACGTTCTCTGGAGTATATCCTAAAGCATTTTGTTTATTGTTAAATGTATTCCAGTCGGTAGAGCTTAGGTAACCATCAGCAGCCGCTCCAGATTGAGTGATACCAATAGTTCCAGTCCCAGTGATCGTACCGCCTGTAAGAGGTGCAGAAGTACCAACTGAAGTAACTGTACCAACACTCCAAGATCTATCAGCAGAAAGGTCGTAACCTACGCCATTGATAGTCATGATTCTTGAGTTAAGTGCTGGAGTATATCCTAATGCAGTAGTTACATCGCTTGATGATAATACAACTGCACCAGTTCTAGTATTGAAAGAGGTTACACCTACGTTTACGCTATATGTCCTGTTAGCTGATAAGTCATAAGTCTCACCATTAATTGTAATTGTTCTTCCAGAAGGAACACCACCCAATCCAGAAAGAGTATAAGTAGGAATATTTAAAGTATCACCAACTAGGCTAGAAGCTCCACTATCGTTATTTACAGTAAGCGTTAAAGCTCCTTGCTTTGCATTAAATGATGCCCAATCCTCTTTTGATAAGTAACCATCTGCTAAAGCAGTAGCCTTTGCTATAGATATAGTTCTACTTTGAGTTAAGTCACCACCACCAGCTAAAGGAGCAGTAGTAGCAATATTTCTTGAAGCTAAAGCATAAGTAGAGTTATCGTAACTGATTGTAGTTCCGCTGATCTTAACAAAACCAGTACCATTTAAGGCAGCTTGTTTAGCATTGAAAGTAGACCAGTCGCTTGATGTTAAGTAACCATTGTTAGAAGAAGTAGCAACACCCAACTTAGTTTCGATAGAGACCTTGGTTTCGTCTCCTGTATTAGATCCACTTACGTTGGAAGCAGTTAATGTTCCAGTAAATAAACCGTTACCGTCTACGTGCAATTTTTGAGTAGCAGTAATACCGATACCAATCCCAGCAATGCTCTCAGAAATAATGCTTGAGCCAATAGCTGAAGAAGAAGTGAATTTAGGGATAAATGTTGCAGTTCCACTACCTGTAATCAATCCAGACTCTGAAAGGTTTTGCCAATCTACTGCACTTCCAGTTGAAACTAAGATCTGTCCATTAGTTCCGGGATTGTTATTTGTATCATAAAGAGGGCCACTAAGCCTGAAATTGCCATCGACAAATACAGTAGTAGCAGACAGGTATAATGGAGTATTGTTGCCTAAACCATCAGTAATCTGCTTTAGAGACACTGTGATTGGCCCATTATCTGTTATTTTTAATAACGCATCGTACGTAGATGCTATGGTTTGTCCGGTTAGTGATGCCATTTATATTTTTGTTCTAATATAGTAAAAAATTTTAACTTTTGCAACAATATTTTTCAAGAGATTACTTCCAAAAATTTCTTAGGAAATCTACTCCTTCTTTATCTATAGTATTTAGGAAATAATATCTTCCTGTAATTGGCCCTTCTTTAAAATAAAAGCTAGGGTTGTTACTCTTATAAGGCGCTGCGGCTGATAAAACATCTATACCGCTTTGCCAGCTGGTTTTTATAATCAAACTATCATTTGGCGATTGTCTAGTACCAAACTCTAGATAGATAAATTGGTTTATAGGCCTAGCGATCGCGGATCCGGTGATCAGGTTTTTGCCCTTGTACATTTTATAGTAGATAGGGTCGATCGTTAGTTGTACTCTTTGATCTAAGTTATCTCCAGAGTACCTATTATTAGTTACATTTGCAATCCTACTAACAGCCTCTTCAACTTTCTCTTCTGCAAGATCGCGTATGTTTTCTACAAACTTTTTGTAGTCGTCTATTACAGAGTTGATGTCGGATGATCCAGATTTGAATGTACGTTTAGTATTTCTTACTACTGCCATTACTTTCTAAGCCAACCTATAATCTTTAAGTAAAACTTACGCTCATCTTCGATAATAACCGAATGGATGATGTAATCGTTACCTCTGTATCTAATTTTGTATTTTTTGTCAATGAACTGGCTATTCTCAGCCCAAGTTGTTAAGAGTTGTTCCCAGATAGTGGGTTCGTTCCAAGTTAATGAGTCCCTATATCTAAGAATAAACTCGAACTTGTTATTAGTTACTCTCTCGCCTCCCTGAACAGATAATCCTCCATCATAAGGCTGTACCTTAGCGAATGTTTGATAAGAAGCTTGGTAAGTAGGTTTAGTACCACCAGTTTCATCATAAGTTAGCGAGTAGGTAACTAGTTCTATAATTTCCCTAAAGTCAGATGTCTTATGGAATGTTCTTCTCATTAGAATAAATAAACTCTTCTGTAACTAGCTGCTGTTTGTTTTGCACTGTTTGACAACTCAGTAACCTGAGAGGCATCCATAACATTCTCTCTAAACTCGAAGTCCATACCTACCTGCTTCATGATAGCAACTTTCAAGTCACCCGGAAGTGGATTATATCCAGCTACGTATTCAATTTCAATAGGGTTGATAATACCACCGTAGAAACGAATATTCTTGAAGTTGTTACCAGTAACTAAATAATCAGTACCAGCAGTAAGCGTAGTTTTAACTCCTGACTCATCAATAGACTTAACGTGGGTTATAGATTGTATTGGTCCGTAAGGAATATCAATATTCTCTGCAACCTGTTGGAATGTAGCTACTAGTGTTTTAGTAGCAAAACTACAACCTGTATAACGCTCCATCTTTGATCTAGCACCTGTAATTAGGGTAGCCAATAGAGTGTCCCAAGAACCATAGTCGATGTTTAGGTAGTCCCTCATCTCAGCTACGGTAACTGGCTCAGATACTAAATCTGTTTTAATTTGAACGTCAAGTCCTAAAGTCATTATTTAGTCTTTTTAGCGGTTTTTAATTCTTTTGTTTTAACAACTGGCTTCTCCTCTTTCTCTTCTAGGATCTCTACGATCTTTACGAATTTCTTGTTTAGTAAGAGTTCAGCTCTCTCATCGCTTACTTCAAACTTCTCCCCTTCTTTAACGAATCTTCCTAATTCTAAGTCTCTGTAAGCTTTAACTACTTCAATCTTTGTCATAACTATTTATTTTTTGAAAGTAGGGGAGGAAACGATCCTCCCAGTAGAAAACTACTTTCCAAACTACTTTATAGATTAGGCTACGTTACCTAAGTCAGCAAATACAAACGCATCTGGACGGTCGATAGCTAATACCTCACGAGCCTCGATACGAACAGTAACTAAGTTACGTTGTACGTTATCTGAATCTTGCTCGAAGAATTCAACTTTAAGATCGTCAACTACTACACGTTTCGCCATGTTCCAGTCACCTAACAATACTTTATCGTCAGCAACGAAAGATGATTTGAATACAGGGATTCCAGCGATAGCGATCTCGCCACCAGCAGTAATAGTGAAACCACCCGGTACTGAGTAATCAGCAGGTTTAGTTTGCAATAAACGAGCCCATTGCTTAGGGTTAACTACGATACCGTTTACTGAGAAATCAGCAGCCTCTAAGTTAGCTACGTAATCGATGATTTGTTCAGCATCTACAGTTGCAGAAGTGGTAGTAGAACCAGTAGCAGCACCAGTTAAGTCGGTGTAGAATTTGCTATCTTCAGCTTTGTAGAAATCACGCAATAACATATCTGGCAAAGCAGACTGCAAGAAAGGTAAGTCTTGCAACATAGATTTGTCGATACGAGCGTAACCAGCGATGTAACGAGCAGTGTAAGTAACAGCAGTTAAATCGTAGTCGATTTGAGTTTTAGGATCACCCGGAGTTCCTTGTACTGAGATAGAACCTTCAGCACCAGTTTCGCGGTAAAGAGTGTAGATACCAGTAGCAGAGCTAACAGCAGGGATCAAGTCTCTGAAGTTAATTTTGCGGCTAGGAACCATAGCAACACCCGGTTGGTAAGTGCGGATAGCATCACCAGTCAAGTTGTTAGCAACGGTCATAGTACCAACTGCTTTCATGTTCATAGCAACTTTGTTACCCAAAGATACTTCTCTGATTGATTCAAAGTTTTTAGCGATCAATTCGCCAAAGGTAGATTTAAAAGATTTTTCTTCCATTTTTTGTTCGGTAGATTTTTGTAATTTTTGTTCAACCTCGTCTAAACGAGCATTAATTTCCTGTGCTTTTTCAGTGATTTTAGCTTCAACATTAGCGTTGATTGCTTCTTTCAACTCAGCAGCTTTTTGTTCAACTTTTTCCATTTGTGTATTCTTGAATTAGACTATTTAATAATACTTCATACTCATCCTCCAT